CAAACTCTCTATCAAAATCAAGCCAAGTTATGCCACCCTTGGGATATGGGCCTCCTCTTGCTCTGCCAGCCATGTAAAACCAATGCTCATCGCCAATCTTTAGTTTAATATTGGCTCTTTTCTCTTCGCTTTCAAGGAAAAAATTTATATCAGAAACATCTTCGGCTGCAGGATCAATAAAATTGCCATGCAATCCAGCATGAGTACATAAATAATCATCTAGCCAAACGAACCATTTGAACTTGTCTATTATTTGATTCTTATTTGGACCGAGTGTTCTGTTAATAACTTCGTGCTTGTCCTCTCCGTAACCACTACATATAGTATATTTATTGCTGGAAAGATACTGAGTGTCGTGATTGCCAAAAAGTGTAATGTTGTTCGAAGAAGACAAATACTGCATTAAATAATTAGCAGTGTCCTCATAGTCCTTTATATGGTCGCGGAAATGGCTATCAAACCAATCGCCCAAGCAAATATTGATATCTGCCGCCTCATGGTGGATAATCTTTGTGACCTTTTCTATTTCCTGATGGGGATCAGAAAAAATTAAAATCTTCTTTCCTTTGCTACTTATTTTCATTATGCTTTACGATTTCACCATTCTTGTCGCTATACCAAACTTCTCCGACATTAAACTGATTAATTAAACTTAAACAACCGGGGCATGGCTTGCTAATATTTAATTTGTTTTTCCTGTCAACTCTAAGGACTAACATTTTATAGTCTTTTAGATCTTCTTTATCAACTTTTAAAATGCAATCAAGTTCTGCGTGAATTCCGACGTAGCCTTCGTGATACGGATGCTTGCTGATTTCTGGGTGGGTTCTTCTCTTGTTTATTCCTATCTTTTCTATAATATTTGATTTAATTAAAAAAGCTATGTGACTGGTTCTTATTTCTCTATTGGCTGGGCAAAAAGAATGGGCTATTTCAATTGCTTTATTTAAAACTCCTTTCTTCACCCCCTAAATATGGCGAAAGATAAATAAAAAGTCAAGAAATTTCATGGAAAAAGTTGTTTTGATTTTTAATATTATTTCAGTAAATTGTTAATATGAATATTTTCTGCCATGCTACTTATGTAGGCACTACTGGATATAATGCTCACAGTCAAAATTTTTTCAGAAGCTTGAGCAGGTATCATGACTTGAAGATAAGAAATTTTACAGTAGGTCAAGACTGGAGAGGTATTCATATGACAGAAGAGGAGTGCCATGGAAAAGATGTAACAGAGCTTGATAAGAAATTGCTGGGACTTCAAACCCTTTGGAATTTAAATCACCAGTTGGAAGATTTTCCTCTTTATGGATTTAAAAAAGAAGAGTATAAATACGATTTAAATTTAATACTAGCAGAATGCAATCACTATTATTTTTATCATGATTATGTAGGGCCTAAAATTGCTTATACTGTTTGGGAAACAACTAGATATTTTGAGCCGTTTTTCGAAAAATTAAAAGAATACGATCAAGTTTGGGTTCCTACAAAATGGCAAGCTGATGTCACGATTAACCAAGGAATGGACCCTAAAAAGGTTAAAGTGGTCCCTGAAGGTGTAGATTCAAGTTTATTCTATCCAGAAGACGTAAAAGTAGCTGGAGGGAAATTCAGATTCTTGATTTTCGGAAGATGGGATGTCCGTAAAAGCACTGTCGAATTGATAAGGGCTTTTAAAAATGTATTTGAAAATAATCCAAAAGTTGAATTAGTTATTTCAGTAGAAGATAAATTTAATTTTGATGGGCTTGGATCTACAAAAGAAAGACTAAAGGAATATGGATTAATGTGCGATAACATTAGAATCTTAAATTTCCCAAGCCGAGAAGAGTACGCTAAATTTTTAAAAGCTGGTCACGTTTACTTATCTTGTTCTAGGTCTGAAGGATGGAACTTGCCTTTGATTGAAGCTATGGCCTGCGGGACTCCAAGCTTATATTCCGATTGTAGTGGGCAATTAGAATTTGCTTCTGGTAAAGGAATTCCAATCAAAGTTAAAGGAGAAATTCATACATCGAACTTTTATAAAAATGGAGAAACTTGCTCTGGCAATTGGTATGATCCAGACTTTAAAGACCTAGAAGACAAGATGATTGAAGTGTATAATAATTACGAATACTACAAGAAAAAAGCTCTTGAGGATTCTGTGATTATAAGAGAAAAATTTTCTTGGGATAACGCCGCTAAAAAGGCGTGTTCAATTTTAGACGACTTTACTTCAGCTAATAGGAAAAATCTACAACAAACAGACCCTCAAACTTGGGACGAAATTGTTGTAAGAAATACATATGAAAAGTATGTTTCTGTTGACCAAGGGGATACAGTTTTAGATTTGGGGTGCTCAAAGGGGTTTTTCTATTTCAAGCACAAAAATAAAAATATAAAGTATATTGGCGTAGATGCTAGTCAAGATTGTTTGAGTGATTTTTACAGCCATCTTAATGTTGAAGATAATCCTGTAATTTTAAATGCATTTATATCAAATGATAAAAAAGTCCATTATGTAAAACCGTTTTTTCATAATACTCCAGATAGACTTGTTTCATGCTTGTCTTTCGATAATTTGATGAGTTTAATTCCAGATAAGATTAACTTTTTAAAATTCGATATAGAAGGGGCTGAAAAATTAATCTTCGGGTGCGATAAATCAAGAAAACTAATAAAAGAAAAGGTCGAAAAATTTTCTGGAGAAGTGCATTTTAATACAAGCTTGTTCCAAAGGCAGGAAGTATATGATGCTATAAAGAAATTGCAATCTGATCCCGATTTCGAAATCAGACTGCACAGTGTTGATGGGTTTCATATTGATAATAATTTTTGGAGAGAACCGGATAGGTTTACCGAAATCATAATCTCTGGATCTGTGAAAAAAAATGGTAAAATTAAAACCTTTTCTTTCACTCCAAATAAATCAGAAGATAATAACGCAATAAATATTGTAAACGAATCGCCTTCTTTGGGCGACATAATTGCTTGGATGCCAATGGTGGATAAGTTCCAAAAAGAAAAAGGTTTGCCAGTAAATTTATTTACTCCGTTTGGAGAGCTTTTCCAATCACGATATCCAAATATAAACTTTGATTATTATAATAGACAGCCTCAAAATCAAGACAAGGTAATCCATTTAGGCACTTATGAGTTTATAGAGGGCAAGAGATGGAGCGAGTACAATTTGCAAGAAATGGCTGCTAAAATTTTAGGTATATCATTCCACGAAATCAAAGCAAAAATAGCAAAACCAAATGTTGTAAAAAATAATTTTGATAAGAAGTATGTTTGTATAGCTACTCAATCAACAGCCCAATTTAAGTATTGGAATAATCCATCTGGTTGGTCTCAAACTGTGGAGTATTTAAAGTCTCTTGGGTTAGAAGTGGTTTGCATAGATAAGCATCCTGTATTTGGGGTGGATGGATCAATGAATCAAATTCCACCGGGATGCATCGACAAGACTGGAGAACACTCGTTAGAAGATAGAATTAATGACATAATGCATTGCGAGTTTTTCATAGGACTAACTTCTGGATTGTCTTGGCTTGCTTGGGCATTAAATAAGCCAGTTGTATTTATCTCTGGTATATCTTTGCCTAGAACAGATTTTCATACTCCATATAGAGTAACAAATACTAACCAAAATATTTGCCATGGTTGCGCATCAGAGCCAGATTTTATATTTGATAAAAACGATTGGTTATTTTGCCCCAAGAAGAAGTCTTTTCAATGCACTAAAGAAATCTCTTTTGAAATGGTAAAAGACAAAATAGATCTATTGATATCGAATGAAAACATAGATCTAGATGTAAAGCTAATAAATGCTAAAATCAGTTTTTTGGAAAGCCCTCATATAGAAATATTTGAAACAAGATATCCAAGATATATGGTGCAGTTATTCCATTTCCATGATAATCAATGGGTGATATATCATGAAGAGCATAATGCTCCTCAAAATTACAATTTTAAATTCTTCGCTTCCAATAGACAAAAGTGGAAAGTTAGGATCTACGCTTTTGAAAATGAAAAAATAAAACTGGTTTTCCAAGAAACTTATGATGAAAAAAATAAAAACATCTTATTTAGATTCGACTCGGAATCTTCAGAAGTAGAAAAGATTTATTTGAAAAAGGTTCTCGAATTCGAAAAAGAAAATCAGTGCAGAGCTGTCGTGGCTTCAAAACATCATGAAAAGTTGAAAAAAGCTTTTCCTAATTTTGAGCGAATCTATCCATTCGAGACGAAATTTGGGAATATTTATGCGTCTTACAACATAAAGAGGCACGAAATAGAAACAAAAAAAACAAGCGTGTTTGGATCTGACAAGCTTTGGATGAACAGAGGAAGAGCTGACATCACAGTTGACCACCACGAAAATTGGGTAGAATACAAACAGGAAGACATATTTGACGATATAATTAACAATTTATGAGTAAAATAATAGGATTATCACCGACTGATGGACATGATGCTGGCGCGTGTTTGATTATAGACGGAAAAGTAGTCTATAGTTTGGAAGAAGAAAAGCTTACTGGAGTAAAAGCTTGCTTTAACCAAAATATATTTCCAACTAAGGCTGTTGCTTCAATTGAAGAGCGATATGGAGTGTCAATGGAAAATTGCGACCATATAGCGATAGCAAGACCTTTCTTATTTAAGAATTTCCCAGAAAAATATAGGAGGCAAGAAATAAGCTCTAAAATAAAAACATTTTCACATCATTTGTGCCACGCTTTAGGTGCTTACTATACGTCTGGTATGAGTGGCAAAGTGATTAGCTTATCGTTAGATGGCGCAGGTTTGAGAAGCAGAGGAAAAATCTATTTGTGCGAAAACAATTATTATGATTGTGTGCACTCAGCTTGGTATGGGGTAGCTTCTCCTTTGGCAAATTTATGGGGTTTTAGCGCGAATTGGATGGGATGGAGAATCTTGAAGGATGAAGGAAAGATAGTTGGATTAGCTGGCCATGGGAAAGTCAATCAGAGAATATATGATTATTTTAGTCAATGCTTATATTATGAGGATTTGACTCATAAAAAAGTAGGTTGGCTTTCAACATTTTTTTTCATTTTAAACAAGTTATCTGATGAAGGCTGGTTCAGAGAAGAAGAAAAAAAAGCAGATTACGCTGCCACTTTGCAAAAATTTTCAGAAGACATGATTCTGAAAATGTTAGTGGATATGAAAGGCAGGTTCCCTGAGTACAAGAAGCTGTGCTTGTCTGGTGGTTTATTCGCCAATGTAAAATTAAATCAATTCATAAACGAGTCAGGATTATATGACGAAATATATATCCATCAAGCAATGGGAGATGCTGGTTTGTTTTTAGGAGCAGCATTAGTAAGAGCCTCTGAGCTTAATGAAATAAATAAACCGTTACATCCAGAACATGTTTATTGGGGAGAAAGTTTTGGAAGAGAAACTTGGCTTGAGTTGATGCGCACCAATCAAAATGTTCGCATAAAGGCTTTTAACATAAATCAAGTAGCAAATTTAATTAATGATGGGTATGTAATAGGGTTGTTCTTGGGTAAAACAGAATACGGGCCTAGAGCATTGGGCAACAGAAGTATAGTAGTGCGCCCAACAGATGCAGAAACGCATCAAAAATTAAACGCAAGATTGAAGAGAACTGAAATCATGCCTTTCGCGCCATCTGTTCTAGAAGAGTATGCTAGTTCCATCTTTGACTGCGAAAAGTCAAGATACACTTCAGAATTCATGACGCTATGTTATAGCACTAAACAAGATTGGATAGACAAAATACCCGCTGTTGTTCACAAGGTGGATAAGTCAGCAAGACCTCAATTAGTAAAAAGATCTGCTAATCAACTTTACTATGATATAATTGATGAGTATAGAAAAATTTCAGGGCTACCAATCGTTCTGAATACTTCTTTTAATGCCCATGGAGAGCCTATCAATAATTACCCGCACCAAGTGATCAAGCATTTACTAGACGGATCGGTAGATTTTATTGTCACAGAAGATTTTATATTTTCATTAGAATGAAAAAAGTATTTATTGTAGGCGGAACATCTGGATTTGGCCTTTCTTTGGCTAAGAAATTCGACCATGAGCATGAAGTGACTGTCTGCGGAAGAAAAAAATATCCTATATTTAATGGGATAGTATGCGATATGCTTGATATTTCAGAGGACATTTTCAAAGAGCACAACCCAGATATTATAATAAATAATGCTTTCGATAAGAATGATTACATAAAATCTTATCAAGGATCGTTAAATGTTCTAAGGTCGGCTTTTTCTTTTTTTAAGTCAAAGAGCGAGGGGACAATAATAAATGTCAATTCAATTTGCGGGCTTTATCCAGACTTAAAAGACCCGGACTATGCAGCAGCTAAATACGCTCTCAGGGGTTATTCGGATTCTATTTCCGCAGAAGCTTTCCAAAAAAATATCAAAATAATAAACCTCTATCCTAGGGCCATGGCTACCGGAATGAATTTCGGGCGACCAGATTTTAATGAGTTGATGGACCCAGATGAGATTGCTGAATTTGTGGTGATGATGACAAAGTGTCAATCTTTTTATATTAGTTCGATACAATTCGATAGAATAAAGAGATAATGAAAGCTGCGATTCTAATAGAAAAAAATAAACCGCTCCATGTAGATAGCATAAACCTGCCTAAGAAATTGTCATTTGGGCAAGTAAGGGTAAGGCTATTGACAAGTGGTTTGTGTGGAGCGCAGTTGCAAGAAATAGCTGGGCTAAAGAATAACGAAAAATATATGCCGCATCTGATAGGGCACGAAGGATGTGGAATAGTTGAAGATCTTGGTGAAAATGTTTCTAAAGTAAAAAAGGGTGATAAAGTAGTCATGCATTGGCGAAAAGGGGCTGGAATTGAGGCTGATTTTGCTAAATACACTTGGAATGAAAGAGAAATCTCTGGTGGAAAGGTCACGACTCTTGCTGAAGAAGTTGTGATTTCCGAAAATCGTGTCACAGCAGTAGACAAGGATATAAATAATGAATTTTGCGCTTTGCTCGGGTGTGGTCTTTCCACCGGATTTAGCGTAGTGAATAAAGACGCTAATATTAAATTCGGAGAGAGCGTATTGGTGATTGGGTGCGGAGGAGTTGGTCTTAGTTGTGTGCAAGCCGCAAAACTTTCATTGGCTTCAGAAGTCGTAGGAATAGACATCAATGAAAAGAAAAGGCAAATGGTTGAAAACTTGGGAGCTGCTTTTTATAGTCCGGTTGATGTAGAAAAGATAGTAGAATCAAAAACAAAGTTTGATTGCATCATAGACACTACTGGTATTTTAAGTTTTGTATCTAGATTTATACCTATGTTATCTGAGCAAGGTAGATGCATTCTTGTTTCTCAGCCAAAGCCGGGATCGCAAATAATGATATCTGATCCTATTAAATTCTTTTCTTCTAATGGGCAAACTATTAGGTCTACTCAGGCTGGAAACTTTGACCCAGACATAGACATCCCAAGATATATAAAACTTTATAAAAACGGACAAATAAACATAAAATCTCTAGTGACTGATCGCTACGATATCTTCAATGTCAATGAGGCTATTACTAAATTGAAGTCTGGAGAATCTGGAAGAATCATTATCAATTTTTAAAATGAATTACGCCACAAAGCAAGATTTAATTAACTTCGAAAACTCAATCATTGATCTCTACAAAGATTGCAAGTTGCCTTTCTTGTTCCACTTATCTGGTGGCAACGAAGAGCAGCTAATAGAAATCTTCAAGGATATCAAAGATGGAGACTATGTAATCTCTAATCACAGAAATCATTATCACGCTCTTCTCGCTGGAATCCCGGCAGAAGAGTTGCGCCAAAGAATCTTAGATGGCAGAAGCATGTTTATTTATGACAGGAAGCGCAATTTCTTTACGTCAGCAATCATTGGCGGTACTCCAGCTATTGCAGCAGGAATCGCTCTTGCTCTCAAGCGCAAGGGGTCTTCTCAAAAGGTGTGGTGCTTCGTTGGTGACGGCACGGAAGATTCTGGGCATCTTTTTGAGGCGGCAAGATATGTTTCTGGCTTTGATTTGCCATGCAAGTTTATCGTAGAAGATAATAATAGATCTGTTTGCACACCAAAGAATGAAAGATGGGGCCAGTCTGTGTTGCCTCCGATGCCTCCTTGTGTAGAAAGATATCGATACGACATCACTTATCCTCACGCAAGAATTGACGAGAACATTGATCTAAAGAAAACAAAGCAAAAAACTGATGCTGAATATTTTCCGCATTTGCTTCCAGAAGAGATGCCGTCTTTTGATATTGATCCAAATATTTCATTTAAGAATGCTGTTACTGAAGCCATGACGGAGATTGGAAAAGCAAATTCTGTATTTATTGGATATAATGTCAAACATGGAAATGCAATGGGCAATCTTGTTAATGTAGATAATAGTCAAAAGATTGAAACTCCTGTTGCGGAAAATCTCATGGCTGGACTTGCAATCGGAATGTCTTTTGAAGGATTCAAGCCTGTTGTTTATTATGAACGTCACGATTTCATGTTAGTAGCAGCAGATGCAATTATTAATCACGCTAATCATATCGAGAGAATTTCTCATGGGGAATATGAGTGTCCAGTAATATTTAGAACAGTTGTGGCTGATAGTGGCCCGTTCTATTCTGGGCCAACTCATTCTCAAAACTTTACAGAGGGCTTTAGAAACATGGTGTCATTTCCTGTCTATGTTCCAAATACTGGACCAGAAGTATTAGAAGCTTATAAAAAAGCTCTTTACTCTTCAAGGCCATCTATGATCGTCGAGAGAAAAAGTAAATTCTAATGAAAAAGAAAATTTTAGTCATAGGCGATAGCTGTAGAGATGTTCATGTTTATTGCTCTTGCAATAGAATGAGTCCAGATAAGCCTGTGCCGATATTGCAGATTATCGATCAAAATGATAATCCCGGAATGGCTAAGAATGTTTATCGGAACATTAAGTCTCTAGAAAACTCTTGCGATATAGTCACAAATCCTAACTGGTCTAATATAACTAAAACAAGATATGTACATAAGAGTACAAATCATATGTTTTTTAGATTAGATTCTGCCGAAAACATAAAGAGATTCAATATAGAAAAGATGAGTTATGATTATGATCACATAGTAATATCTGATTATAATAAAGGTTTTTTAACAGAAGAAGATATTTTAACTATCTCGTCTAATCATAATTCAGTATTTCTTGATAGCAAAAGAATATTGGGAGACTGGGCTACAAAGGTAAGGTTCGTAAAGATTAATAATTTTGAATACGATAGATCAAAGCATTGTATCCCAAGCGTTCTTAAAGATAGAATAATTAAAACAGCAGGAGAAGATGGTTGTTATTATTTAGGTAAAAACTATCCAGTGGCACAGCAAGAAGTAATAGATGTGTCTGGTGCTGGCGATTCTTTCTTGGCAGGATTAGTAGTAGAATTCAGTAAAACTAATGATATAGAAAAAGCAATTCTTTTTGCTAACGAATGTGCTAGTAAGGTTGTGGGCCAAAAAGGAGTAGGAATTATATGATCTATTGAACAAAATAGAGTGTAATCTATGGCATGGCTGTATACAACATAATTGTCAATCAGGGAGAGAACTACGATTTAACAGCTACCCTGACTGATACAAGCGGGACTCCAATTAACATAAGTGGGTATTCTTTAAGAGGAAAAATAAGATACTCATATGGTTCAACTGGAGTCCTTGTTGACTTAGAGCCTACAGTAGTAAGTGCTACTGGAGGGGTAATTAATTTCACATTAAGCCCTTCAGAAACCGCAGCGCTTCCAATAACAGTTGCAGTTTATGATATAGAAAGATATGTATCAGGCCAAGCTCCTGAGAATACTGTATCAAGAGTATTGCAAGGAACAGTCACAGTAACCCCAGAAGTAACTTACTAATATGCCAGACATAGTAATAGTAAATCCAAAGCCATCAATTAACGTAGAAGTTACAGCTCCGCCAAGCGATATAGAAAGCGCTATAGTTGTAAGCGCTGGGTTGCCCGGTCCTGCTGGATCATCTGGCACTTCTGGAACTTCTGGTTCATCTGGAAGCTCAGGCACTTCTGGTTCAGGCGGATCTTCTGGCTCTAGTGGAAGCTCTGGCACTTCAGGATCTGGCGGGTCTTCTGGTACAAGCGGCTCATCTGGAACATCTGGGTCTGGAGGATCGTCGGGAACTTCTGGGTCAGGTGGTTCGTCTGGTACAAGTGGAACATCTGGCACATCTGGATCTTCTGGAACATCTGGATCAAGCGGATCTTCAGGAACAAGCGGAACTTCTGGATCAGGAGGGTCTTCTGGAACCTCGGGATCTTCTGGCACTTCTGGATCAGGAGGATCGTCTGGCACAAGTGGTACATCTGGAACAAGCGGCACTTCAGGAACTTCGGGGACTTCTGGGACAAGTGGTTCTGGAGGATCTTCAGGCACATCGGGAACTTCAGGCTCATCAGGGTCTTCTGGCACTTCTGGCTCTTCAGGAGTGGACGGAGCTAATACTTACAGATATTTACTAACAAATAATGCAGTTTTAGCAAATGGTGAATTTAAAGTAGTTGCTGGAAATGGATCTTTGTCTTCTATTACTTCTGCTATATTTAATGAATATGATTCTGGCGGAAGTTTATTAGACTCTTGGTTTGAAGGATTAAGAACTTGGGTTGAATTAAGATACGAGAAAGCAATATTCCAATTAGTAAACACGGCAGATATTCATAATAGAGTAGAGCTTTTTGTTGCTAGTGTTATTCGTAATGGAGATGATACTTGGGCTGTAAATTTAAATTTCTTAGCTGGCCATGGAAATATAGAACTAAATAGCACTTATGCTGTTTCTTGGGTTCTTTGCGGCGCAGATGGATCTTCTGGAACCTCTGGGTCTTCAGGAACATCTGGGTCATCTGGAACTTCTGGATCATCTGGAACATCAGGTTCTGGAGGATCTTCAGGAACTTCTGGGACGTCTGGATCATCTGGTACTTCTGGATCTGGCGGATCATCAGGAACATCAGGCTCTGGAGGCTCTTCTGGCACTTCGGGAACTTCTGGTTCTAGTGGATCTTCTGGTACAAGCGGAACTTCTGGTACAAGTGGCACTTCTGGTATAGATGGAACTAGCGGAACATCTGGTTCATCTGGAACTTCTGGATCTGGTGGTTCTTCAGGCACTTCAGGATCTTCTGGAACATCAGGTTCTGGAGGTTCCTCTGGCACAAGCGGAACTTCTGGTACAAGTGGCACTTCTGGGACTTCAGGATCTTCTGGAACTAGTGGATCAGGAGGCTCCTCTGGAACTTCTGGCTCAAGCGGAAGCTCAGGAAGCTCTGGGACTTCTGGCTCTGGTGGCTCATCTGGAACCAGTGGATCTAGTGGAACAAGTGGTTCTTCTGGAACTAGCGGGACATCGGGTACTAGTGGAACATCTGGAATAGATGGAACTAGCGGAACATCTGGCTCTTCTGGAACATCAGGTTCTGGAGGAAGTTCTGGAACTAGCGGAACATCTGGTTCATCTGGAACCTCTGGGTCTTCTGGAACTAGTGGATCAGGAGGCTCCTCTGGAACCTCTGGCACAAGCGGAAGCTCAGGAAGCTCTGGGACTTCTGGTTCTGGCGGATCATCAGGAACATCTGGTTCAAGCGGCACTTCTGGCACAAGCGGAAGCTCTGGATCTAGTGGAGATAAATATAGAGCAACTTCAGAAACTTCATTTACTTTAGGAAATGCTGGTACTTTAAATATTGGACCTAATTATGGTTATAGCGTTGCTCAATCTATTATTGTTGTATATAATGGATCTAATTTCCAAGAGTGCGAAGTTATCTCTTATAATGCTGCAACTGGAGATTTATCTTTTGGCGCACCAATAAGAACTGTAGGATCTGGAACTTATTCTAGCTGGTTAATAAACTTAGACGGCGCAAGCGGTGGCGATGGATCTTCTGGCACCAGCGGAAGCTCTGGGTCTTCTGGAACTTCGGGGTCTGGCGGTTCATCTGGTACATCTGGAACATCAGGAAGCTCTGGTACATCTGGCTCTGGGGGTTCTTCTGGAACAAGCGGAACATCAGGAACTTCAGGGTCTGGTGGGTCATCAGGCACTTCTGGTTCTAGTGGAACATCAGGGTCAGGAGGTTCTTCTGGAACTAGCGGATCATCTGGTACATCTGGATCAGGTGGTTCATCTGGAACTAGTGGATCTTCAGGGACTTCTGGTTCATCTGGATCTAGCGGGTCTTCTGGATCAAGCGGCATAGATGGCGTATCAGGAGGCGCTGTCTATTACTTTAATGAATCTGTAACACAAACGCCATACAAGGAATTTTCTATAACTCCAAGCGCAGCAGCAGAACAAAGTGTATCTGCTACGATTGCAAGTGGCGTCACAGAAACTATTCAATCATATTTAACAGCTACAAATCTACCCAATGTAACAGCGATACCAGCGGGTATTTGGGCATTTTTCTTACATGCATATAAACAAGATGCTAACGCTTCATTTAATATATTTTGTGAAGTTTATAAAAGATCTTCTGGGGGAGTTGAAACTTTATTATTTACAACAGATCCTGTTGCGGTAACAAGTAATTCTCCCACACCATCAATGGTGAACTCCGATACATATCAATCGGGTTATTCATTAAATTTAACAGACAAAATACTTGTTAAAGTTCGTGCAACAAATACAGACAATCAATCAAATAGTATAACATTTGTAACAGAAGGTACAACACACTATTCATTTGCGCAGACAACATTGGGAATAGTCAGTGGAACAAGTGGTTCAAGTGGAACATCTGGGTCTTCTGGCACTTCAGGAAGCAGTGGGTCTTCTGGGACTTCAGGTTCCGGTGGGTCATCAGGAACTTCTGGATCAAGTGGGACTTCTGGATCTGGAGGTTCTTCTGGAACAAGCGGAACATCAGGAACTTCAGGGTCTGGTGGGTCATCAGGCTCTTCTGGTTCTAGTGGAACATCAGGGTCAGGAGGTTCTTCTGGAACTAGCGGATCATCTGGCACATCTGGATCAGGTGGTTCATCTGGAACTAGTGGATCTTCAGGGACTTCTGGCTCTGCTGGAAGCTCTGGCACTTCTGGTTCTGCGGGAACTTCTGGCAGCTCAGGTTCTACTGGAGGAACAGGAGGAACTGGTGGCACAGGTGGAATAGGGTCTACAGGATCTATTGGTAGCACTGGTGGCACTGGCGGAACAGGTGGAACTGGTGCTAGAGGAGCTTCAGATTGGACTCCTAACTTTCAAGGAGTTGTATATGGAGCAGATAGTTCGACTTTCTTAAAAACTTCAGGAGCTAATGCTTGGGATAGTCAAGTTTACTCTACTCAAGGATATGTAAGAGGCGTATACTGCACAGCAAAAGCAACAAGCACTAATGTTATTGCGATGTTTAGTTTGAATTCTGATCCCACTGGAGACGCTTCGTATACTTCATTGGATTATGCTTGGTATTTAGATAATAATTTATCGATATGGGAAAACAATGTTGCGGTACTTACTGGAATAGCTTATACTGCAAGCACAGTTTTAGCAATTACTTATGATGGAGCCAATGTAAGATACTGGAAAGATGGGGTAATACAAAGAACTGTTGCTAGAGGACTTGGAAATGCTCTTTATTTTGATTCTAGTTTTTATTCTGCGAATTCTCAAGGAATAACAAATGTAGCATTCGGGCCTATGGGTGAAGCTGGCAGCAGCGGCTCCTCTGGCTCCTCTGGTTCTTCTGGAAGCTCTGGTACTTCCGGATCGGGTGGGTCTTCTGGAACAAGCGGCTCTTCAGGAACTTCGGGATCGTCTGGTACATCTGGTTCTACTGGCGGAACTGGAGGGACAGGCGGTACAGGTGGGACAGGGGGCATTGGGTCAACTGGGTCTCAAGGTATTCAAGGTTCTTTCGGGTCTCTAGGTTCTGTTGGTTCAAGAGGATCAACTGGTTCTCAGGGAGGAACTGGAGGAACAGGTGGTACTGGAGGAATAGGCTCCACAGGTTCACAAGGAATACAAGGATTTCAGGGCGGCACTGGCGGAACCGGCGGAACCGGCGGGACAGGAGGAACTGGCGGAATTGGGTCTCAAGGATCTAGCGCAAGCTTGTCTGGCTCATCTGGATATGTCGCTAAATTTAATTCTGCAACAACTTTAACAAATTCTAACATATATGATAATGGAACTAATATTGGAATAGGTACAACTAGCCCAAGTTGGTTATTAACAGCTTATGCCGCGAGCGCCCCTCAATTTGCTATATCAAATGCGACAAGGTCTTTCGTATTAACAAATAATGCTGGTGATGGTTTATTGTCTTTTAATTATAGCTCTGCTAATAGATTACAATTTGACACAACAAATCAATGGTTTAATGCTGGAAATCTTGGAGTAGGAACAACCACACCATCTGGAAAAATACATGCGGTTTCTGCTGTATCTGGGGATACATTAATAAGAGCAGATGGGACAAATGGTGGATTATTTTCTATTATAGATGATCTTTCTGATTCTTTGATGTCTGTAAATACTATTGCTGGTTTACCAGTATTTGAAGTATTTGCTAATAATACAATTAAAGCCGGACAATTTAATAGCGGAGATTTTACTATTAGCGGCAACAAGGTTGGAATAGGCCAGCCAAATCCTCAATATAAGTTAGATGTAAGTGGAAATATTAGATTCACTGGAATATCGACTGGAACTAGCAACAACGTTCTGGTTATAGAAGCAGATGGGCAAGTAAGAACAAAAATAAATGCTTCAAGCTCTGGAAGCTCTGGGACTTCTGGTTCAATGGGCTCTCAAGGCGGGACAGGTGGCACTGGAGGAACCGGCGGAACTGGTGGTATTGGATCAACTGGGTCTCAAGGAATTCAAGGGTCGCAAGGAGGCACAGGCGGCACTGGTGGCACTGGTGGGATTGGCTCTACAGGGTCTCAAGGAGGCACTGGTGGCACTGGAGGAATAGGATCTACAGGGTCTCAAGGAGGCACTGGTGGCACTGGAGGAATAGGATCTACAGGGTCTCAAGGAGGCACTGGCGGCACTGGAGGAATAGGGTCTACAGGATCTCAAGGAGGCACAGGCGGTACTGGCGGAACAGGAGCAAGAGGCGCTTCGGATTGGACTCCTAATTTTGGTGGAGGAGTTACTTATGGAGCAGATAGCACGTCATTTGTAAAAGCTTCTGGAAATGCAAATACTTGGGATGGACACCTTTATTCCACTCAAAGTTATACTAGAGGTGTTTACTGCTCAATGCGATCTAATACTACTGGAGTATATGTAATGATTGGATTAAACACTGATCCAACATTAGATGCTTCATATACTAGTATTGACTATGCTTGGTATTTTGTCGGAGATGGAACGTTAAGAATTTATGAAAATGGATCAGATATTGGTCAATCCGGTTCTTATACAACAAGTACAGTATGTTCTATAACTTATGATGGATTTAATATAAGATATTGGAAAGATGGAGTAGTTCAAAGGACAGTTTCAAGAGCTGTAGGAAGTCCTTTATATTTAGATGCAAGTTTTTATACTATATCTTCTACATTGGGATTAACAAACGTAGCTTTCGGGCCAATGGGTGAGTCTGGAAGCGCCGGGTCTGCTGGCGCTACAGGAGGCACTGGAGGCATTGGTTCTACTGGAGCCACAGGTGGAACTGGTGGGACCGGAGGTACTGGCGGGATAGGTTCAACTGGATCTCAAGGTATCCAAGGTTCTCAAGGTGGAACAGGAGGCACTGGAGGAATAGGTTCGACTGGATCTCAAGGCATACAAGGATCTCAAGGCGGAACAGGCGGAACAGGCGGAACTGGTGGAATTGGTTCTACAGGATCTATAGGCTCTACTGGGTCTGCTGGCCGAAACGCGTTTACTACAACTACGGCGGCATTTACCATGCCAGCGGTTTCCTCAACTGTTGTAGTGAGCGTAGGAAATACTGACTGGATGCAAGTAAGTCAAATTATATATATAGAAAACGCTGGATACTTTTCAATTAATTCTTGGAGTAGCACTACTTCAGTTACTTTAACAAATGTTGGATACACTGGGAACGCCGCACAAAATACAGTCATATCTACTGCTAGAAGAGTGGGTCCAGCAGGGCTCATTGGAGTTACTGGTTCTCAAGGAGGCACAGGAGGCACAGGAGGCACAGGTGGCACTGGAGGAACCGGCGGCTTGGGGTCTACCGGATCTCAAGGCATTCAAGGCTCGCAAGGGGGAACAGGAGGAACAGGGGGAACTGGTGGCACTGGCGGATTAGGCTCCACTGGGTCTCAAGGAGCTGGAGCTACTATAACAAACAACGTAGACAACTATGTTGTTACAGCTACTGGTTCAGGATTAAATGGTGAAGCGAATCTAACATTTAATGGTAATAAATTAGGAGTAGCTGGATCTATAATGGGCAAAGGAACATCTTATATTCTTGCTGCTAATGGAGCTATACCATTTGATTTGAACTACGGAAATGTTTTTGTTGTGCAAATGAATAGTGGCGTTAGCGCTACTTCTGTATCATTTTCCAGTAGAGGATCGGCTACAGGAAATGCTGAAACTGTAATAGCAGTAATTAAATATCTTGGAAGTAATGCGATTACTTGGACAGGATCTGGAATATACTGGCCCGGAGGTATAAATCCTACATTAACTAATGTGAATGGAAGATGCGATGTTTTTGCTTTCACTTCTATTAGTTATAATAGCGGATGGTTTGGATCTATAATAGCTCAAAACTTAGATAGCACAGGATTTACTATATGATTTTTATAGGATCTGGATTAACAAACTCTTGGGGATTGCCATATATTAATCCAAATTTTGGCACAAGTGGATCAAGCGGATCAAGCGGAACAGGAGGCACTGGAGGAACCGGAGGTACTGGGGGTACTGGAGGGGGATCTGCCGTCAACTTTACCCAAATAAGATTCGAGGGCGGATCTTCTACAAGCGGAACGCCGGGGGCAAGTAATTGTATTTATGAAATCTATTTGTTTGTAAATGGGCAAGTAGAGTTGAGGTTGGGGAACTGGGCAAATACTGGAGGAATATCTGGGCATTATAGCGCCACAGGATCTGGAGTCTCATTCTCGCCAACAGCGAATACTACTTATGTTTGGAATGCTGCGATAACTGCTACTACATTTTATTCTAGCTATCAATATATAAATGGAGCGTTAAGCGCATCCGGATCAACAGCTCCATCGTTGGGGGCCTCTTCTACAGGAACTTGGCCTCCAAGCGGTTGGACAAGTTTACAAAATGGAAGCGTAGACGACAGCTTTGTAAATGTTCCAATAACTTCAACTACTTTTTTCGGCACAGCTAGAACAATTGCGTATGTTGGAAGCAATGCTTACATCACATTCGGATCAGGATCTAACGCCTATTTTAGTTTAGGTACTACAAATCCGGGGCTTGATAAATTTATGTTTAACGCGGCAGATAGAAGCTATCAAAGAGTAGCATATAGAACAGGATCTAAATAATATGCCAGCACCAACAATACGATATGATTTTACTCAAGGATATGGAGCAAGCGCTTTAACAGCGTTTAACACTTCAATTCCTGATTTGAGTGGAAATGGAAACAACGGAACTGTCAATAATATGACGGCGGATGCTAATTGGCTTGGATCTTTTAGGTGCGGAATGTTAGATATAAATAACACAACAAATACTAGCGGCAAAACAATACAATGCGCAAATATTACTCATCAAAATGACTACTCTATTCATATAGGAATACAAACTGGTCCAAGCGGGGCAATGGTTGGTTTTCCATGTATTATAGCTGGAGCTTACGCTTCTAGCACTCATGACTGGTGGATTGGATGGAATGATACTTTTGGCCCTATGCGATATTCAAGAAATGGAGTCGCTGTTTTATCAAGCTCTTCTTATGGTAATATAGCAAATACTTTTTATATGGTTGCAGTAACTAATGATTTTACCGGCGGTGGCGCAGGATCAATATTTAAAATTTATAGAGCAAATGGAACAGATGGGGGAACAGCAACTGGAGGCCCATATGCAGCCTCAACAGCGGGAAGAGTGGGAATCTGCAAATATGGAGGATTCACGGATAACTATCAATCAGCAATTCGTTTAGGTCATTTTATGTTTTGGAATGGATCTAGATTAACGGCAGCAGAACACGATGATATAGCAAGAAGATATTATTTAAAATACAACTTTACAGCTTTAGTTTAAATTATGAACCAATATTATTACATGAAATGGGACGACGCATCTCAGTCGTACATAATGCAGTATGGCCCGACTTTCTTGCCAGAAAACTTTGGAGAAACTTCTGGCTTTGCAAATGTCGCAATAAATTCTCCAGACTTAATGTTTGATTTAAGCTGGACTGGTTTAGCGGGCTATGCTTTTTGGAAATTTATAGATTCAACTAAGCCAATTTGTGGGGTTAATCAGAAAATAAAATCTCAAATTTCATTAGACCAAAATCTTAAGGTCGTCAATATACAGTATTTTCTTGCTGACTTAGATTCTGCAGATATAGAAACATTAGATAAAATTTTTATTGCAAACGTTACTCCAATAAGAGACCAGTATTTGAAAATGACTGATTTCACTCAAATCCCTGACGTGCCAATTTCTCAAGACGCAAGAACAGATTTTGCTGTATTTAGACAACAGTTAAGAGATTTGTTTAATGTAGAAGATCTTTCTACAGTAACTTGGCCTATTATTCCTACATCTGCGCCGAATATTTCTATACCGCCTTTTCCTCATATGCCAAAATATAACCCAGATCAGACTATTTTTGTGTAATTATAACATATGAAGGTTGTTGACATAGCTCAAGAAATTTATTTTGATTTAAATAGCCCAAGCGATTTAAGTATCGCGGCTATAGCTTTTTGGGTTAGAGCGAATGTCGGGGCGCTTAATAGTTATCTTTTTTCTAATTTTGTAGTTGATGAAACAACCTATGAGATAGTTGACGCAGACAACACAACAGTTCAAATAGATATTAATGCTGTAGCAATCCTAAAAAAGATGTACATAATACACAGATATGCTGTAATCATTAGATCTAAATTGACTTCTACAGATTCCGATGATGTTATAGAAGTAACTCACAATGACACAAAGGTCAGAAAACTAGATAAAAATCAACTGATAAAAACAGTAAGCGCCGAAAAGAAACAAGAGGAAGAATCCCTAAAGTTGCTAATCAGCGCCTACAGAGGCAAAAAGTTTGTTCCCGGCCAAGTTGTTGGAGACGATATTGTTGCTGGAGCTTTTCCAGACAATTATCCATACATCAGATCAGGAAGAACTTATGGCTATACTGCTTATTAATATTCTGCGTTGTCTTCTAGAATTTTAGAGATTTGATTTATCTCAAATTTAATCTTTTGCTTCAAAGACTTAAGCTCTGCAACGACATCTAGTGTTTGCTTTTTTGTTTTGCAAGATCGCAGCTTCTCCAAGAGTCTTTCGGCCTCCGCTTCATAGAACTCAGAGGTTTTAATAAGCATATCTAAATTGTCCATAAAAAAAGGGGGAGCTTTCGCTCCCCCAGTTGTTTTAGCGACTACGGCGAGTTGCTCGCTTGGTCAAGCTTTGAGGATCTGATGCAGCAGAAAAGCCGAATGCGTTACGAGGCATACGCTTAGCATCGGTTCGATGCTGATTGATCTTAACAACCTTCTGAACATCAGTTACCGCAAATGTTCCTGCGGCAGACTCTGTAACCGTAATAGTGTACTTATTCATAGCAACTATATTGTTGCGGCGATATAAAAAAAGTCAAATTATTTTATAGGAATTACATTAACTTTTTCTTGTTCTTTTTTAGGAACGATTATCTTTAGAACACCATCTTCAAGATGAGCAATAGATTCAGAAACGACAGCAGAGTTTGGCAGCTTGTATTCTGCTGAGAATGGGGTTCTCTTGTTTCCTTGTTTTGGAGAAATGGTGACGCAAACAACATTTCCTTTAGAAGTAACAGTTATTTCATTCTTTGAAAAGCCCGGAGTGTCAAGCTCTAATTTGAACGCCTCTTCTGTTTCTTTCCACAAGTCTAATGTTAGGTAGCTGTTTAGTTCTTTAGTCAATTGAGTTGATGATTTAAGTGTGTAATACATAGGTATCTCATTTAAGCAGAGGCCGTGCCACTATATTTTCTTTAGTTTTTCTATGTTTTTACGAATCTTTTGAGACTTGCTGAGACGCTTTGTCTCTTTAGGTGGGTCAACAAGGAACGAGTCTCTGATAAGAATAAATAATTCAACAACTGATTCTCTTGAGAAGTGGCTGTTTTCAGGAGCGACAGGAGAAGTATCTTGCCATTCAATAACAAAATCAGCAAGAGCTTCTAGCTTTGGGGTGTGTGTCGCCTCTTCATTATTAACTGGAATAGAATAAGATTTCTTGAAAGTAAAAGTTTCTTCTAGTTGATACTTCTTGACATGAATTAAGATGCCTTTATTTTTTTTAATCCAAGCAACCTCGTCGTGTTCATATTGAGCGTGACGAACATCTGGGATGCAAATTATTCTATCGGACTCAATTTTTGGTAGACTAGAAATTTTTTTAGCTAGTTTTCCAATCCAATGAGTTCCTTTAGATTCTTCACGTTTTACTTTAGCATAAAAAACTAAGAAATCTCTAATAAGAGCCTTCTCTTCTCTTGAGCATAGTATTGGATTTATATTATACATAGACTTTAAGGCTTCGCGGCACTCCTCCTTCAATTCGTCGGCCAAAGCCATGCGCTCAAATGCATATCCAGAGCCTTCAAATAAAACTCTTAGCATATTGCACAAAGAGTCTTTGCCGTCTCCTGCTAGTCCTGATATTCCTATTATTTTGTTCATTTTAAAAATACGCTCCAATCAACATGGTTTTTGAAATCAATCGCATCACTTGCTAATCTTGGGGCCATTGGCTTTGGCTTTCTAATAAGTTTTAGCCCAGCTTCTTCTGGCGTTTTGCTTCCCTTTTTAGAATTTATATCTTTGTGGCAAAGAACCATATTCTCCCAAGTGTTCGGGCCTCCTCTTGATTTTGGAAAAGGATGGTCTATATTTGCTTCTTCTGGTTTTAATTTTTTACCACTGTATTGGCAAATACCTTGGTCTCTAAGCCAAATATTGTTTCTAGTAGGACGAAATGTTTTTACGGGTACTTCAGAGTATTTAGACGAAGCAATGATAGTCGGTACTCTTATAGACATCTTGCTTGTGCGAATTTCTAAGTCGCACTTTCTGACAGGAAGAGTTAGCCACTCGTCCCATTTGACGGCTTGAATATCTTCTATGTCAGAAAAATTTAAAGATCCATCTTCATTTTTCTTATAGATGACATTTAATGCCACACAATTGGGATGCACCAATTCACTGAAAGCATCTCTTACAGATTTAACCCCAATTGGTTGCCACCTTTTGTTGAGGCACAAGCAAATAATTTTATCCTCTATGCCCATGACTTATCAAGTATAGAATTTTTTTTGATTAAGTCAAGATTTTTCTAGACTTTTTTAAAGTTACGATTAAGATAAAAATGATGAACAAGACATCTAAGACTAAGACATCTACTAAGAAGGCATCAAAGCCTGCAACAACTACAGCAACGAAGAAGGCGGTTAAGAAGACTGGTAACACTGGTAACGTAGGCAAGCCAGCGCCACCGGGAAGTTCAGGAAGCTCTGGCTCCTCGAAGAAGAAGTAAAACAACACGGCGCGGCTAAAAACCGCGCCTTTTTTATTAATAAATTATGAAACTTTCGTCAGAAGAATCTTCCCAATCTAGAGACTCAGATGCCTTCGCTTTCCTTTTGAATTGGCTATAGCAAACAGCGGCTCTTTGTTTTTGTTGCGGGAAATCCTTGTTCATGGTAGGATCACCCATACATTTTGATACAAATTCGCTTTGCTTTTCGTTTTTTCTAGGCTTTGGAAGTGGCATATAACAAACATTACACTTAATTTAGAGACCTAATATCAAAAATATCAACAGCCACTAAAGTATTGCCATTAGAAACTAAGAACGTATCTTCATCTTTAACAGCAGAAACTTCTCCTACCCATTCGCCATCTGGGTCTAAAACGCGAACAGTCTTTCCTACAAGTCTTGAGTTAATGTCAAGTTTTGTTTCTTTCATTTGATTTTTATTTTTTTATCTATATTGGGAAATGAAATGTAAATATCTGAGTAAGCTGAATTAGGATCTAGAATAACTCCTAGAACTTTCAAAGCATCTTCTGAAAAAGAACTTGCTCTTTCTAAATATTTTTGCTCATAAGATTCTACGCTTGGTTTATTTGAGCAATTACAATTAGACAATCCATCTAAGCAAAAAGACAAACAGTCAACTAACTCTTTTGATTTGGCCACTTCTGTTGGGCTTGATGAAATAGCCCTACAAAATTCTATAAGTCCTTTAATTTCTAGCTCCATAGTCAAACATAATGTCTATCATCTTATACAATATTACATACACAAAATAAACAAAAAGGACAAATTGAATTTTTGATGCAATTAAACACATCCAAAATCCCAAACAATAAGGGCAGCTTAACAGCTTAATAAAAAAGTTATCGCTATTATAGCTTAAGAAATCAAGATAATTTGACTTTTTATTATTTTGGATCTTGAAGCACTTATACTCTATAAGCTTTGAAAATGAAATAAGACGGAAAATCTTGCCATATTCGACAAGAAATTCCGTTTTATACAACAAAAATGATAAAGCCGCGCAAGATGCGGCTTGTATAAAATTAGCCTGTATGTCCATATCCGCCTTCTCCGCGCTTGGTTGCAGGAAGAGTTTGGGTGTTTACGAAGTTGACAGAGGCGCAAGGCTCAATGATTATTTGAGCAATTTTATCTCCAACCTTCACTTCGAAGTCTATATTTGCATCAGTATTGTACAAAATTACACCTATGTCTCCACGGTAATCAGAGTCAATTACTCCAGCTAGTACATCAATGCCATTCTTGTAAGCTAAGCCGGACCTTGGAGCGATTCTTCCATAGTAGTTCATTGGAATGGCCAAGCTTACATTGGTTTTAATAAGCTTTCTTCCAAGTCTTGGCACAACAACAGCTTCTGCTGCATACAAATCATAACCAGCCGAAAATTGAGTTCCTTGAGTCGGAGTTTTGGCCAAATCGCTAAGCAACTTGATGTGTATATCCATGCCAGTATTATTGGGGCACTATAAAAAAAGTCAACATAAAGTTTGATTTTTATTGATCCTTTACCATATTAAGGTATGAACATTATTGAATGTTATCAGCTCCTCAACGAATACTTCAACAATCATACCTGTTTTAATGTAAAGAAGAATAGAAAAGAAGTTATTCTTGTCTCGGACGATGAGGACTCTGAAAACGCTGCTCTTATTTGCGCATTGAAAGAAATGGAAAAGGCAAACGTGCTTCGTTCTTGCTCTTTGAATGGCGAAGACTACTGGGTCTTGGTAAAGCCTCTTGAGTCATTTTCTCAAACAATCGAAGTTAGCGGTTTGGTTGCTGCTGGGATCGCATCTGTAATAAATGATATGTGTCAAGCTCTTGGAAGCGATTCTGAAAAATGTGATGTTCTTAATATTTCTGAGAAAGATTTAAAGAATCTTATTTATATCGCTTCAAAGGCTTCACCGGATTCATTGAAGAAATGATTTGACTTTTCGGAAAAAGCATCTAAAACTGTGTGCAGTCTGTTGTGCAGAGGTAGCCGAGCGAAACCACGCTCACTTAAGGATAGACTCCTTATTTTAAAAATCTTAAATGATCAACAAGCCCGTCAAAAGACAATAGGAAATTGGAAGAAATTCCAGCGTGCGTTCGGGAGAGGCCGCGTCGTAAATGAGTCCTATTTAAAACTGCTAGAAACTTCGTTCCTCTCAAAGGAAAAGGCGATGGTAGCGTCTGAAAAAAAGTCACTGCGTAAACAACAGACTGAAATAGCCAAAGGTAGTCGATAGCTAAACGGACTTGCTAAAGCCGGAGATGCGATGACTGATTCGGGTACTTTTGGGGTGAATAATACTTAGATATAAGAGTCTAAGTTGACCTGCTATTGCTTCGTAGCCAACTCAAGGAAAAGCTATAAGGCGATGGTAGAAAGGAAAGTCTCTGTGGAAACACAGAGCATCAAGGATAAAGTTTATGACAAAATTAAAATCTATACAAGATTCTGATATTTCTTTAGTCAAGAAGATTAAAGAGTTTAACTGCAACGACAGTTTCGAAAAATTATCTAGTTCTTATGATAATTTTTATTTTTCAATAGCCAGAAGATATTCTCAGGCTTTGACTAAAATGGGGATGAGCAAAGAAGAGATTAAGTCTGAAAAAGACTTTATTCTTTATAAAGCAGTTCAGTCTTTCGATGCGAAGCAGAAAACGAAGTTTTCAACTTGGTTCTGTAATTGCGCTAGGTATCATTTCCTGAATTATATAAATTCTAACAAGAAGTATGTTCTAAATGAAGGATTTGGAATAGATACCTTTGTTAACAAGGATATTTTATCTACTACTGATAAAAACACAGAAATGTATGACTATCTTTCTTCTCTTCTGTCTTCTTTCAAGGATCAGAGAATAAATGAAGTTTATAGGCTTAGATACTTTTCTAACTCATCTAAGTTAACTACTTGGAATAAAATCGCAAAGAAACTCAACATCAGCACTCAAACAGCCATTAATCTTCATGAAAAAGCAAGGTCTTTCTTGAAGAATAAAATTGTAAGTAAAAATTCTTTCGATTTAGTTTGACATTTTGTTTTTAGAGACGATAATGAGTCGGCATGAATGCTACTAAGACTGAAAATAAGTGGGACAACCGCGAACTGGGCGCCTTGTGGATGAAAGTCAGCAAGGACAAATCACAGAAGTATATGACTGGTCATATTAATTCCTCTCTTGAGGGAAAGATTGATATTGTTATCTTCTCAAACAAGGAGAAGAAGTCTGACAAGTCTCCGGACTTTCGGATTTACGCTTCTGATCGTGCTGAAAACAAGCAAAAGGAATTGGCTGGCACAGCCGCTCCAGCGTCATCTAAAAAGACGCAATCAACGTCTGAGGACGATGATGGGGTTCTATAATAAAAAGTAGAAAATCTTTTTCACCTACCTATAACAATAGGTAGGTTTTTTTATGCACTTTGCTGTTCAAGTTCCTCTAAATTCTTTAAGTTTTGGGCAAGTAAGTTTTAACTTGCTATATGAGTTCTTTAAAATGGGACTCAATCCTTCTATATTTAAAGCCTCTGAACATCAGATAGATTTTTCTGCTTATGACTTTGAGCAAGAATTTGTAGATTGGATTATTAGAAATCATAACGATGCTTTTTTAAAGCACAATAGAAATATTCCTATTATTAGAGTTTGGCACATTAATGATTCAATTAGATCGTATTCTAACAAGCAAGTGCTTTTAACATTTCATGAAACTGATCAACTTACTCCAATTGAATCAAATATTTTAAAGAGCAGCGATGTTTGCGTGACTTCTCAATACACTAAAGATGTTTTCGCAAATTCTGGAATTCAATCAACTGTGGTTCCATTAGGGTTTGATTCTAAGCACTTCAAAATAACAAATAAAAAGTATTTTGATGATGGTAGAATTACTTTCAATGTATGTGGTAAATTCGAAAAGAGAAAACACCATGCAAAAATAATCAAAGCTTGGATTAAAAAGTTTGGAAAGGACAAGAGGTATTCTTTGCAGTGCGCAATTAATAACGCTTTTTATCAAGATCCAGCAGAGCTAAAGTCTATATATTCTAATATACTAGATGGAAAGCCTATATTTAATGTAACGTTTTTATCTACCATGCCTAAAAATGCTACATATAATGACTTTCTTAATTCTGCTGATATTATTTTAGCTATGTCTGGAGCGGAAGGCTGGGGCTTGCCGGAATTCCAATCTGTCGGCCTTGGTAAACACGCTGTTGTTTTAAATGCCACTTCTTACAAAGAGTGGGCGAACGAAAGCAATGCCATTTTGGTCCAACCAAGATCAAAGATCGAAGTTTACGATGGCAAGTTTTTCTCTAAAGGAACCCCATTTAATCAAGGCAATATTTTTGATTTTTCTGAAGACGAATTTATTGCTGGCTGCGAAGAGGCAATCAGAAGAGTCGAGAAAGACAGAATCAACCATCAAGGGCTAAAAATACAAGAACAATTCAAGTATTCCACTACAGCAAACAAGCTGCTATCTTTAATTTAATATGCCAATTTATCTTTTTAAGAACCCTAAGACAGGTAAGATTATTTCTGTGTTTCAGGGCATGAACGACGATCACACCTATTCCGAGGAAGGAATTAAGTATGAAAGAGTTTTTACTATACCTAATGCTCAAATAGACACAGAATTTGATTTAGACTCATCGTCAAAATTTGTAGAAAAGACAGGTAAGATGAAAGGTACTCTTGGAGAAATCTGGGATTATTCTCAAGAGCTTAGTGACAAAAGAGCCGCAAAACACGATGGAGTTGATCCGTTGCGTCAAAAAGCTGAAGAGAAATACTCCAAGAAAAGAAGAGGTATGAAATATAAGAGCAAGGTAAATCCTTCAGAAGTTCCTAACATTCAACTTGACTAATTCCATTTTCCTCTAATACTGTGTAAATCATCTTACCTCTTTTTACCTATGAGCATACTATCTAAAGAATTCATTTCCAAATATAAAAATAAACAACCAAACTGGGGCTTCAATGGTTTGGGTTATATAGTCTACAAGAGAACCTACGCCAGACTAAAGGAGGATGGCAACACTGAAGAGTGGCATGAAACGGTAGAGCGATGCGTCAATGGCGCTCAGAAAATCGGCGCTGGATACACTGAGCAAGAAGCTGAAAGAATTTACGATTATATCTTTAACTTAAAGTGCAATCTTGCTGGCCGAATGCTTTGGCAGCTTGGCACTTCCACTGTAGACCGCTTTGGGGCTAACTCTCTTCTCAACTGCTGGGCTGTTGCAATGAGAGAGCCTAATGCGTTTTTGTTTCTTTTTGAGAACTTGATGCTTGGAGGTGGAGTGGGTTATAGCATTCGCAGAGAAGATGTCCATGAGCTTCCAAAGATCAAGAAAAGTGTAAAGGTTATTCATGAAGGATCTAAAGACGCTGACTACATTGTTCCTGATAAACGCGAAGGTTGGGTTAATTTGCTTTCGAAAGTATTGGACGCTTTTTACGTTACAGGTAAATCTTTTTCTTATTCGACGATTCTCATCAGAGGGTACGGCGAGCCAATCAAGGGATTTGGGGGCAAAGCTTCTGGTCCACAAGTCCTTATTGATGGAATCGATAAGATCACAAAACTCTTTCAGTCAAGAGAAGGTAAAAAACTTCGTTCAATTGATGTTCTTGACGTTTGCAACATCATTGGTAGCGTTGTTGTTGCTGGTAATGTTCGTAGAAGTGCTGAAATTGCTCTAGGCGATCCAGACGACATTCTATATCTCCGCGCTAAGAACTGGGGAACCGGAAATGTTCCAAATTGGCGAGCTATGAGCAATAATACTATCTATGCAGATAGTTATGATCATGTGCTTGACGAAATCTGGAAAAACGGCTACGAGATAAATCAAGATAGCGGCTATGCAAATGGAGAGCCTTATGGTTTCTTTAATTTGCCATTGTCTCAGAAGTTTGGTCGAATCAAGGACGGACCTATCTCAGACAACTCAATGTATCCTACTGAAGTTGATAACTGCGAGATGACAAATCCTTGCGCTGAGATTAGTCTTTCTAACTATGAGTGCTGCAATCTTTGCGAGCTTTATCTAAACAATATCACATCAAAGGAAGAGCTAATTGATTGCGCGACTCTTCTATATAAGACTCAAAAAGCTATTGCCTCTCTTCCATTCATTCATGAAGAAACTAATAAGATCGTTCACAAGAATATGCGCCTCGGCCTTGGCGTCACTGGCGTATGTCAGTCTTTGGATAAGCTTGATTGGCTTGATGATTGTTATGTCGCTCTTCGTAATTTTGATAGGACTTGGAGCAAGCAGCGCGGTTGGCCTGAAAGCATTAAGCTCACGACTGTCAAGCCTAGTGGTACGCTGAGTCTATTGGGTGGAGCAACCCCCGGCGTTCATCCAGCATTCAGCAAGTATTACATGCGCACTGTTCGTATGTCTAGCTCTGATGCTCTAGTGCAAATTTGCAAGGATATGGGATACCATGTAGAATTCCTTGTTAATTTCGATGGAACAGAAAATAGAGATACTGTTGTAGTTTATTTCCCTTGCCAAACTCCAGAGGGGTCAATTCTCGCAAAGGACATGGACGTTCTTAAGCAGCTAGATATGGTTAAGAAGCTCCAAACAGACTGGTCAGACAATGCGGTTTCTGTCACCGCTTACTACAAGCCAGAAGAGCTTGACTCGTTGAAGACTTGGCTAAAAGATAACTACGAACATAATGTCAAGAGCGTAAGCTTCCTTTTGTTCAAGAATCACGGCTTCAAGCAAGCTCCATATCAAGAGATTGATGAGGAGACTTATCTTTCGGCTATCGCAAAGGTTAAACCCATGTCTTCTTTGATTATCAATAGTTCAGATATGCTTGATATGGCTGAATGCTCTACAGGCGCTTGCCCGATTCGCTAATTACATAAATATTTACAAAATTGGGGCCTAATTTTATGGAATTTTCCATAGTTAGGCCCTAATACATTTTAACTATATGAAATTTTACGTCAGAGGCGGGATCGGCGATTTTTTGCAATGCTCTTGGTTTATCGCTAATAATAAAACTAAAGAGTTTATTGTCCATACACATTTTAAGCAAGCTGAATCTTTCTTTAAAAGTTTAGGCGCTGAAAATTCTTCTTTTTACTATTTTAATAATATAGAAGAGCACGATGCTCAGATTGATAAAATTATTGAGAACCATGGAGAAAACTCAACTACAAATATCAGAGAGTGTCCTAGAGCGTTTTATTCCGATATTAATTTTTCCCAAGAAAGCAAAGAGAACGCGAAATCTTTTGTAGAAAAATTTCAAAACAATAATCCTGTAATAGGAATTCACCCTTTCGGCAGTAGTTTCTCTTCCGATACTTATTCCAAATTTAATCTTCCGCCTAAATATATTCCGTCTGATGTAATTAATAACGTAATCTCTGATGAGTTTAATTATGTAATTTTTGGCTCCGCTTCAGAGCTTGAAAATTACGGAGTTAATCAATCTAAAAATGTAGCTCATACAAATATGAATGTAGAGTCATGTTTAGAGCTTGTCAAACTATGCCATAAATTCATTGGCACCGACAGTGGTTTTAAAACAATGTCTAGCATGAGCAGGATTGCCACTATTTGCGTTTTAGGTGATTTCGATGACAAAACTAGAGATCAATATTTTATAAATCAGTATGAGAAAGACGGAGTAATTAAAGTCTTCCGCTTAAAGAATATGAAAGAGCAGAGAGGCGATTTAATTAAATTTCTAAAAATCTAAGTATGAAATTTTCTCTTTTCTTAAATTCCAGAAAAAGACCAGAGCTTTTAAAAAATTTTTTAAGTTCTGTATATAATACGACTAACAATAAAAATGATATAGAAATTATTGTTAGGTATGATGAAGACGACGATCTCACTCACGCTATAGTTAACAATAACTTTGGGCTTGATGTCAGATTTATCAGAGGTCCAAGGCCATCTAATTTAATAACATCATATAACGAAATGGTCAAAACAGCAAATGGCCAAAATTTATTTGTATGTAATGACGATATATCTATTCTTACTAAAAATTGGGATGTCATAGCTTCTGAAAAAATTTCTAAATACTTATCTGTAAATGATATAACAGATCAAATCTACTACTGCTGGACAACTTGTAATAGTGCAGACAGAGATGTCGTCTCTGGATATTGCTCTTTCCCAATAATATCTAAAAAATCTACAGAAGTATTAGGGTTTTTTATGTATGAGGAATTCAAAACTCTAGGCGCAGACAATTCAATATACAGATTGTACAAATCAATCAAAAGAGTAATCGATGTCAAAGAGATAGAAATCGATCATATTTTACATAAAACAATAGAAGCCGTAATCTCTCCTGATGAAGTCGCAATAGAATACAGGAAAAAGTTTTTTGATAATCCTATAAATCCAGCTACTTTTGATATATCTAAAGAGGCAAAGATATTAAATAAATATATTTATGATTCCACTCAATCTAAGTACTTCGAGTAATTGTAAGATAAAAGATCTTTTTATTATTCAACCAGAATGCTTTTCTGATTACAGAGGAGAAAATTTCGAAGGTTATAATGAAAATCTTTACAATAAAATTTTTTGCTCAAGCGAAAGCTGGACTAAAGGAAATAATAAATTCATAGTAGATAGCTTCTCTAAATCTAGAAAAAACGTTCTTAGAGGATTCCATGGTGACGTGTTCACATGGAAGCTCATAGAATGTCTTAAAGGATCTATATATTTTGCTGTTATAGATTTAAGAAAAGACTCCGAAACTTTTGGCGTTCATCAAACGTTTACTCTTACAGAACACAATAAACATCAAATTCTTGTTCCAAATGGATGTGTAAACGCTCATTTTTGCTTGACTGAAGAATGTTTATTCCATTATAAATTTACTCACGAATATGTATCGCAAAAAGACCAAATTCACGTTAAATGGAATGATCCAAAATATAATGTTTTTTGGCCGATAGCAGATCCAATATTGTCTTGCAGAGACAAATAATTGTTTTCTTAAAACGTATCCAATATAATCTTTTTAATAGTATGAAAATTTTAATTACTGGTGGCGCTGGTTACTTAGGCACTATTCTAGTCGAGCAACTTCTAGCAAATGCTTCCGGTCTAGGAATTGAAAAAGTTGTTGTTTATGATAATTTAATGTACAAGCAAGAAGGCTTGTTCCCATTCTTATCTAATCCCAAACTTGAATTTGTATATGGCGACGTAAGAGATAGAGCCAAGCTTTCTAAATATGTACAAGAAGCAGATTACATTTATCCTCTTGCCGGAATAGTGGGCTTTCCTGCTTGCGATAGAGATAAAATTCTAGCGGTAGACGTAAATGCTAATCAAATTGATTTCATATGCTCAACTTCCAGAAGCGATGCTAGAATAATTCTTCCCAACACAAATAGTGGATATGGAGTTGGAGAAAATGATACCTTTTGTACTGAAAAAACAAAGCTAAACCCAATTTCTACCTATGGGGTCACAAAATGCGCTGGAGAAAAATACGCTTTAGATTCTGGCAAAGCTATTTCTTTGAGATTGGCAACTGTTTTTGGAACCTCATATAGATTCAGAAAAGATCTTCTTGTCAATGATTTTGTATTAAAAGCTTTAACTGATAAGTATATTGTTCTTTTCGAATCGCATTTTAAGAGAAACTATATTCATATTAGAGATGTAGCTGGCGCTTTCATTAAGATGCTTGTCGAGTTTGACAGTCATAAAGGCGAGGTTTTTAACGTCGGTCTTTCTTCAGCCAATCTAAGCAAACTAGAGTTATGCGAAAAGATCAAAGAACAAGTTCCCAATTTTGTTATTAAAACAGATAATTTTAGCGCCGATTTAGACAAGCGAAATTATATTGTTAGCAACGATAAGCTTGAAGCTACAGGATGGAAGCCTCAGTATTCTTTAGAGTATGGAATTAAAGAGCTAATTAAAGCCTACTCAGTATTTCTTCATTCTAATACTAAGCATACCAATCTATAAAAAATGAAAAAAAAAGTCTTATTCGTAACAGAAAAATTCTGCGATGGAACTCCAGACCTTGGTTTAACCAATAATTTCCATAATTTATTTAATTCATTTAGTATTGATTTTGGAAGTCAATACAACTGGAATACTATTCATCTAGATGAGGCGTATGTTGTATATGGAAACCACGTTGACAATTTCCTAGTAGATTACTGCAAAAAATGGGAAATAAATATTATAATTTATTCACTTCTAGGAGAATCTCCTCTTAACCCATCTCTTGAAACTTTTAAGAAAATCAAAGATCTTGGAATTTATCAATCTATTATGTGGCCTGATACTGGCCCAGATTGGGGATTCAAAACCATAGAAGAAATAGCAGATAGAGTAAGTTTACATGTTTCTTGGGATAATCCCACTTTCTTTTCCGATTTAAACTGTTTCTACAGAAATAATCATATAGATTTATGGGTTCCTCAAGATATTTCTTTATTCTATCCGCAAGAAAAGCAAGATTTGGATGTTAGTTTCATTGGAAGCCCAAGATACTATGATCGCCATGCTATTTTACAAAAATTAATTTCTTCTGGTATAAGTCTTTCTATTAGAGGCGGCCAAAGAGAGGAAATGTTGAGCGCCGAAGATTATGCCTCACTTATTAGAAGAAGCAAAATTAATCTTAATTTCTCTCTAAGCCCAGCTAATTTTTTCCAAACTAAAGGAAGAGTATTCGAAACACTAGCTTGCAAAACACTCCTACTTGAATTTAAGAACCCCTCAACAAGCAGATTGTTTACTCCTGGTTATGATTATGTTGAATTTTCTACAATGGAAGAACTAATCGGAGCAATCAAATACTATTCTGAAAATGAAGAAGAAAGAAAAAAAATAGCCCAACAAGGATACAACACATACAAAGAAAAATATTCTTCTAAAATTTTCTGGGAAAATATTTTGAATCGAGCCAAAGCATTTCTGAAATAATGCATAGCATGGATGTTTTATTTATTTCTCCGGGGAATTCTTCTGGAATATATCAAGAATTATCTAATACCTATGCCTCCATAGAACCACCTACATGGGCATTACTTTTGGCTCAGTCTTGTAGATCGTTTGGTTATTCTGTTGGTATTTTAGATATTAACGCTGAAAAATTGTCAGATGAAGAATGTTTAAATAGAATTATAAAATCAAATCCAAGGCTTATTTGTTTTGTGGTTTATGGACAGAATGTTAATGCTGGTTCCGTTAATATGTCTGGAGCCACCAAAACATCTAAATTTCTAAAAAATAATAATATAAATATTCCAATATCTTACGTTGGATCATATATCCAGGCTTTGCCCATAAAGACACTTTCAGATGAGCCATCCATAGACTTTGGATTTACAAATGAGGCTGTTTATGCTTTAAGAAATATTTTAAAGCTTAAAGATTTTTCTGATCTTTCTAAAATTAATGGTATAGTTTGGAGAAAAAATGGATCAATTGTTATCAATCCTCCAGAGTCAATTGTGCCAAATGATAAAATGGATTCCGATCTTCCCGGCTATGCTTGGGATCTTCTTCCTTATAAAGAAAAACCTCTTGATTTATACAGATCTCCATTATGGCATTCTGAATACGATTTAAATAAAAGAAGCCCATATGCCGCAATACAAACTTCTATAGGGTGTCAATTTTCATGCAATTTTTGCATGATCAATATAGTAAATAGAAATGACAATGATGAAATAGGAGTGGCCAGTAAATATAGTGGAATGAGATATTGGAGTCCAGAATTTATAATCAAAGAATTCGACAAATTATATTCAATGGGAGTCAGAACCATAAAAATAACTGACGAAATGTTTTTATTAAATAAAAAATACTATCTGCCTCTTTGCGAAATGATAAGAGACAGAGGATATGGTAAAGATTTAATAATGTGGGCCTATTCTCGTATAGATACCGTGCGCAATCCAGAACTTTTATCTATAGTAAAATCTGCTGGCATAAAATGGTTAGCATTAGGCATAGAAAGCGCAGATAAAATTGTCAGACTAGAAGTGTCTAAAGGCAAATTTGAAGATGTAGATATAAAAAGAGTAGTAGATCAAGTGCAAAACTCAGGCATAGAAGTTATGGCTAATTATATCTTTGGCCTTCCCGGGGACACGCTAGAAAGCATGAGAAAAACATTAGATTTTTCTAAAGAATTATGCACCGCTGGATGGAATGCCTATGGAGCGATGGCTTTGCCTGGAAGTCAATTATATAAAGATGCGCTTAATAATAATTTAGAACTTCCTAAGTCTTACGAAGGATATTCATTTCATTCATATGAAACTCTTCCTTTAGGAAATAAAAATCTAAGCCCTACTGAAGTTTTAAAATTTAGAGATATGGCATGCTTAGAGTATCATTCCAACCCAGATTTCTTGCGAAAAATAAATGATAAGTTTGGAAAAAAAGCGGTAGAAAATATAAAAGAAATGCTGGAGATAAAATTAAAAAGAAAAATTTACGAATCATGATCTCACAACTAACGAAAGAAGATCTTTTATCTTTTGAAGAGTTAATCGCTTCTGATTTTAACGCTGGTAAAATAAAGGCTCCAGTACATCTTTATAATGGAAATGAGGAGTCTATGATTTCTATTTTTAAAGATATAAACCCTCAAGATTGGGTTCTGTGCTCTTGGAGAAGTCACTATCAATGTTTACTAAAGGGTGTGCCTCAAGAACAAGTAAGAAAAAGTATACTAGAAGGTAAATCAATATCTCTTTGTTTTCCTGAGTATAAAGTATTTTCGTCAGCTATAGTTACTGGAATATTGCCGATAGCAGTTGGACTTGGCCTATCTGCCAAGATGGATAAGAGCGATCAATGGGTTTATTGTTTTGTCGGAGACATGACTTCAGAAACCGGATCTTTTGAAGAGTGTTATAAATATGTTAGAAATCATGACCTTCCAGTTAAATTTATCATAGAAGATAATGGCAAATCTGTTTGCACTGACACTCGCAAGACATGGAATACTGTTCGATTGACTAGAGAAGGTCTAATTAACAAGAATCTCTATTATTATAAATACGAAACAAAATGGCCTCATGCCGGTGCAGGGCAAAGAGTTCAATTTTAATATGAAATATTTCGATGAATTAAAAAGGTCAATGGATTATTTAGCGTCCCATCCAGACACTTTATTTATTGGTCAGGCAGTTGAGTATGCTGGCACTGCTATGACTAATACCTTAAAAGACGTACCTAACAATAAAAAGCTAGAACTTCCCGTGTGCGAAGATTTGCAAGCCGGTATGACAAATGGTCTTGCATTAGCTGGTAAAATCCCAGTTAGTATTTATCCAAGATGGAACTTCTTTTTACTAGCTACAAATCAAGTCGTTAGTCATTTGGACAAGATTCCAATGATTTCTGATTTTAAAACTAAAGCAATTATTAGAACTGGTATTGGCTCAGAAAGACCGCTGCATCCACAACATCAACATGTAGGAGATTTTACCGATGCGTTTAGATTGATGCTTAAAAATGTAGAAGTTATTAGATTAGATGAGCCAGAAGATATTTTTCCAGCATATGAGAAAGCTCTTACAAGAAAAGACGGCAAGTCTACTATCTTAGTTGAATGGGGAGATTACTATAGCGAAAAATAATGAATATTTATAGACCAGAACTATCGATTTTGATGCCAGCGATAAGAGCAGAAAACTGGCCAAAAGTATATCAATCAATTCAAAGCTCAACAAAAAGGACTTTTGAATTAATAATTATATCTCCATATGACTTGCCTAATGAAGTAAAGTCTTATAAAAATATAAAAATTATAAAAGATTGGGGAAGCCCGACTAGAGCAAGCCAAATTGGAGTAATGTCCATAGAAGGAAAATATGTTTTTCCGACTCATTCTGATGATTCTCTTTTTATTCCTGATGCCATAGATAAAAATTTAGATCTTTTGATAAGCAAAGGAGATAGCAATAAAAATGCTGTAGTAGCCAAGTACTCAGAAAGCTCTAATTATTCTCATCCAGAAAGATATCAAAATGATGATTATTATAAATTGATTAATGCTTATCAAACTAATCCACAAGTAGTAGATAAAGATTGGTGGATTTATAATACTGTTTTTTTACATTCTAGTTATTTTCTAGAAATGGGAGGATTTGATTGCAGATTCCAAGCTTGCCCATATAGTCATGCAGATTTAGCTATCAGATGCCAAAGCGATGGATGCAAGACTTATATGAGTGACCATCCAATTATAATGTGCGATCACGGCCAAGACGATCATGGTCCGATAGAAATTAGCCAAGTCTATGAAGACGCTCCTATTTTCAGAGATAAATACTCAAGAATAATAGATCCATCAAAAAATAGAATAGATCTAATGAATTGGAAAAACGCCCCTTCAATTTGGAAGCATAGATTTCAATGAAACTATCTATATTTTTGCCAAGTATCAGGACTTTCTATTTAAATCAATTATATGAAAGCGCTTTAAAATCTTGTAAAAAACACGATTTTGAATTTGTCATAGCTGGACCTTTTGACTTGCCTAATGAGTTAAAAAACAAAGCTAATGTTAAATTTATAAAAACATACTCTCATCCTACTAAATCTGCGCACATGGCGGCTTTAGAATGCTCTGGAGAATTGATTTACCATACAACAGACGATGTTTTATTTATTGAAAACGCCATAGATGAAGCTATAGATTTATTTCAGCAGAAATGCAGATCTAATGATGTAGTCTCAATGAGATATGTAGAAAGCCTTAATCACGAAGTAAAAGAAGAGTTTCCCCTTCATTATTGGACAGTAGCCAACTCCTGCCCTGTTCCCACATTGAACCAAAACTGGAATATCAATGTACATTTCTTAATGAAAAAAGATTTATTTATTGAATACGGGGGTTTCGATTGTTGTTTCGAATATTTAACTCAAGCTGGAGCTGATCTGCTTATTAGATTACAAAAATATGGATCTATTGTTTATCACTCTGCTGGAAATGTGACTACTGCAGATTGGTCTGGAGGATCTAAAGGTTTAGAGCATAAACCAATACAAATAGCCCAAGAACAATTAGACACTCCTTTGTTCTGGAGGATATGGAATTATCAATACGCGAGCAGAAAAAATATAGATATAAATAACCATAAATTCTATCCAGAAAAATGGGAAAGAAGATTTGGTAATTCTAATCCATCATCATATAATGAATTATTAACATGAAATACAAGATTTCTGTAGTAGTCTCTGGCATAAGATCAGATAATTGGTTAAATATATATAATGATCTACGCCAACAACTAGGCGCATCTTTTCAGTTAATTTGTTGCGGCCCTAACTTTCCGCCCCCCGAACTAGCTTCTGTTATAAATTTTATTTATATTAGAGATTTTGGGTCTCCATCTAGATGTTTTCAACTTGCTTCAACAGTAGCGACTGGAAAGTATATCTTTTCACTTTCTGATGATTGTATTTTGGAACACGGTGCCTTAGCAGAATGCATAGAGATAATGGATAGTAAAAGCGAAAAAGATGGCATGATAATGATATACTCAGAAGGCCAAAGCTTTACAGGTAATCAACATACTATTCCACAATACTGGACATGTGATTATCATAGCGGTCTACATAAAAAATTAGTTAATAGAAATTGGAAAATAGCTCCCCAATTTATGTATACTTTAGAAAACTATAGGAGACTTGGCGGATTAGATTGCCGTTGGGAGCATATAAATATGAACACCCATGATCTCGCTTTTAGGGTTCAAAGAGATGGCGGCATTATGCATTATGCACCACGAAGAGTGGCAAGATTCGATTGGAAACCATGGGATCCCGTAAATAAAATTCCAGTTCAACTAGCTTACGAATTAAATGACGAGCCGTTGTTTAATAAAATTTACGATGGAGATGCCGAGCCAGATTTAGTTATAGACTACAACAACTGGACAAAAGCTAATCCATTTTGGGAAAGGACATTTAAATTTGAATAATCTAATTAAAGTTAATCTAGGTTGCAGAACAAAGCCTTTGCCTACCTACATAAATGTAGACATAGACCCAAGCAATCAATACGCAGATAGAATAGATAACGCATTTGAACTCAACACTTTCGATGATGAATCTATAGATTTAATTGAATCTGTTCATATGTTTGAGCACTTATCATATTCCGAAACAGATAAGGCTTTGGATGTATGGTTTAAAAAATTAAAAAAAGGAGGCAAACTAAGAATCTCTGTTCCAGACGCCTCCAAGACTTCGGCTCTGCTTTTAATGACTGGCGATAAAAATTTAGTTAAAAGCATGTTCATGGGATCGCAAAGAGACTCTTGGGATTTCCATAAAAATATTCACACTAAAGAATCTCTAACCAAGGAGCTTCTAAATGCAAAATTTTCTAATGTAAAAGAATGGGATTGGCGCACAACATGGCCTCATAATTATATCGATACATATGCGAGTGCTTATTTCCCCACGATGAAGAAAAATTTCATTCTAGATAATGGAAAAAGCGTAGATTTTGGAGGCATTCTCATGAGTTTAAATTTAGAATGCGATAAACTATGAAATATAAAAATGTTCTTATTACTGGTAAAACTGGATCAGTAGGCTCTAATCTAAATTTTGGAGTTGGATTTCCTTCTTCTTCTTATGATTTGCGCGTCCCATCTCAAGCCGAAAAACTCATCAAAGACGTTAATCCCGATGCCATAGTTCATTGTGCCGCTAAAGTTGGAGGATTAAAATATCACCTTGAAGAAAAGTATTCTTTGTTTTATGATAATGTAGCAATAAATACAAATATCATTCATGCCGCCAAAGAGGCTAAAGTAGAAAGAGTATTATCTTTCTTGTCTTCTTGCATTTTTTCTGACTCCGCCCCTTTGCCATATTGCGAAAAACATATCCATCATTCAGAACCGGCTGAAGTCCATTATCCATATGGATACGCTAAAAGAATGTTAGATGTCCAAAGCAAAATTTGTTATGAAAAATTTGGCTTAAAATACAACTGTATTGTTCCAACAAATATCTATGGAATAAATGATAACTATAATTCAGAAACTGGACATGTTGTCGCTGTATTAATTCATAGAGCGTTTCAATCCACTAAAACTGGAGAAAATTTCATAGTATGGGGAGACGGAAAACAACAGAGAGATTTTCTTTTTACTCAAGATATTGCAGATCTCACTCAATGGGCTTTGGAAAATTATTTCGATAAAGAACCTTTAATCTTTTCTAACAATATGCCCACTGAAATTGGATATGTCGCAGAATTAATAGCTAAGAAATTTGACATAGAAAAGAAACTAGTTTTTGACACCTCTAAACCAAGCGGTCAAAAAATTAGAAAATTAAGCGGTAATAAACTAGCATCTATTAACAATTTTAAATTTACGACAATCGAAGAAGGAATATCTAAATCTGTTGATTGGTTTGTAGAAAATTATCCCAACGTAAGACTATGAATATGAAGTGGCCATTGATGCATAATAACATTTCACGCTCAGATGCAAATGCTATTATTGATTTCTTATCTCAAGATCCTTTGCCGATTCTTACCAATGCTTCAAAAGTAAAAGAATTCGAAGCTAAATGGGGAGAGTGGCTTGGAACAAAATATAACGTAATGGTAAACTCAGGCAGCGCAGCTAATGAGTTATCTTTGCTTTATCTAAAGTATAAGTTTCCTCAAGGAGGAGAAGTTATTGTGCCTCCAATGGCTTGGGTTTCAGACGTGGCAGCAATTTTGCAGAATGATTTTACTCCAGTATTTTGCGATATTAAGCTTAATAATCTAGCATTAGATATTGAAGATATTAAGCGTAAAATTACGAGCAGGACTAAGGCTATTCTATTGATTCATATTCTTGGATACAACGGTATTTCTGATGAGCTTATCCAGATTTGTAAGGAAAAAAATATTCTTCTAATCGAAGACGTTTGCGAGTCTCATGGCGCTACGTTTAATGGCAGAAAGGTCGGTACATTCGGCGACATTTCTAACTTTTCATTTTATTACGCTCACCACATGACCTCCATTGAGGGAGGAATGATTTGCACTGATAACCATGATATATATCAATTAATTAGAGCCTTTCGATCTCATGGAATGTTGAGGGAAACGACTGATGAAGATCTAAAAAAGAAAGTTCTCAACGAAAATCCAGATTTAAACAAGGATTTTGTTTTCTTGGAAGCAGCTCACAATTTCAGATCAACAGAAATCAATGCTGTATTAGCTTTAAATCAATTGCCTAATCTAGATAAGAACAATAAAATCAGAGCAGAAAATCTAGATATCTTTTTAGATAATTTAAATCCTGATAAGTTTTTTGTTGATTTTGATAGGACTGGTAATTCAAATTATGCTTTCACCTTAATTCTTAAGAAGCCTGATTGGGCATTAGCAATGAACGTGGAAACCGCTTTGCGCAATGCAGGAATTGAGTTTAGGCGCGGTTTATCTGGCGGAGGCAATCAGTTACGTCAGCCATATCTTAGAAGGATTTTCGGAAACAGTTATCTTAATTTTCCAGTTACTGATCATTGTCATAATTTCGGCTGGTATATTGGCAATTACCCAGAGCTTCCTAAAGAATACATTACCGAACTCACTTCTCTTGTCAATGATTTGCCTTCATGATTTTAGTAAAGTCTCCATTTAGAGTTTCGTTTTTTGGCGGATCTACTGATTATGCTGATTTTTATAGTCAGCATGGATCTTTTATATTTGGATGTACTATTAATAAATATGCTTATCTATCTATAAGAAATAAGCCTAAGATTTTATCTGAAGCAAGTACGATAAGCTATTCTAAATTCGAGCGAGTGAAAAGCCTTCTTGATATAGAAAATCCTTTAATTAGAGAAACTTTAAAATATTTTGGAATCAATGGGTCAATTGAATTTATTTCATTTTCAGACATTCCATCGCGCACTGGACTAGGCGGATCTTCTTCTTACTGCGTAGGTATGAGTCATTTGCTTAGAACTTTTTTAGGAAAAGAAATATCTAAAAAACAAATAGCTAAAGATGCTATAGAAATAGAAAGAAATATACTAAAAGAGAGCGGCGGAATACAAGATCAAATTTGGGCCGCTTATGGTGGATTGAACACAATAGAAATAAAAAAGAATGGAGATTTCTTTGTTAAGCCTTTATCTATAACAAACGAATTCAGAGATCATCTTCGAGATTCAATGGTGCTTATTTATTCGAATGAGCAAAGAGTTTCTGATAACGTCGCAAAATCTCACGAAAATAAAGATAAAACTCCTATTCTAAAGCTCGCTCACGAAGCGTATTCTCATCTTCTTTCTGAGGATATTAAGTCTATGGGCAAGCTAATGTATGACGCCTGGCTTGAGAAGTCTAAAATTTCAAGTCATGTTTCTACTAAATCTGTAGACTCTATAATATCTACATGCATGAATGCTGGAGCTTATGGGGCTAAACTACTTGGAGCAGGAGGGTGTGGTTTTGTTTTAATTCTATGCGATCCTAGCGTAAAGAAAAAGATATCTGAAATTTTTTCTGACAATATCCTAGAGTTTGATTTTGACTACAATGGAGCTTATACAATATTCAATAATTCCAATGAAATATCTTCTAGATGACTTGCATATCGGAATTGTATCTGGATATTTTAATCCAATACATTATGGACATATAGAGTATATAGATGGCGCTAAAAAGAATTGCGATTTTTTGATAGCTGTAGTTAATAGCGATTTACAAGTTTTTTTGAAAGGCTCTAAGCGATTCATGGACGAAGAGCATAGAAGAAAAATTGTTTCCAGTTTGAGATCTGTAGACCTTTCAATAATTTCACTCGATAAAGATAAAACTCAATGCGCTACTTTAAATAAAATTAGGCAATCTTTTCCTAAATCTAGAATCTCTTTTTTTAACAGCGGAGATAGAAAACAAGGCAATCTTGTTTCAGCGGAATCTCAGGCTTGCAAAGATAATAATATTTTTGAAATCGTATTGGATTTGCCTAAAATATATTCATCAAGCGATTTGCTTAAAACAAACCTATGACATTTAAAGAATACTATCAAATGTATCTGACTCTCCATAAGAATAAGTGGAACAGAAGACTTCACGTTCTTGGACAATTAGTTACTATTGCTTATTTTATTACTTGTGTTTATTTAGTATTTTGGAAGTCTTTACTTTTTTTGCCGATGTTCATAGCGCTGCCTTTCGTAGTGTATCCATTTGCGTGGAGTGGGCATTTTTTCATTGAGAAAAACAAACCAGCAGCTTTTAAAAACCCTCTTTGGGCTAAAGCTTCTGATTGGGTTATGTTGAAGGATATTTTACTCGGCAGAATTGAGTTCTAATGAAAATCATCGTCACAGGCATTCTTGGCCAAGATGGAGCGAATATGGCGGAATATTTGCTAAAAAATACTTCTGCTGAAATTTATGGGATGATTAGAAGAAGCTCTAATCCAAATTTTATAAATTGTACTAATTTTTTAAACGATCCTAGATTTAAATTTGTGTATGGAGATCTATCTGATAGCGTCAGTATTGACAACATAGTTAGAGAAATTCAACCAGATTATTTTATTAATTTTGGTGCTCAGAGTTTTGTAGGGTGTAGCTGGACTATACCATTGCAAACATTTGATACCAACGCTTCAGGAGTAGCTAGATGTCTCGAAGCTATAAGGAGATTCAAACCAGATTGTAGATTTTATTCTGCTGGATCTAGCGAGGAATTCGGAGACGTTGCAGCCATCCCTCAAGACATAAACCATCCAATCCGCCCAAGAAGCCCATATGGAGCTTCTAAAGCCGCCGCAAGGCACTTGGTGAAAGTTTATAGAGAATCTTACAATCTTTACGCTATCCACGGTATTTTATTTAATCATGAAGGCGTCAAGCGAGGCGAAGAGTTTGTTACTAGAAAAATAACAAAAGGCGTAGCCAGAATATATCATGCTATAAAAAACGGCAAAGTTTTCGACCCAATTAATTTAGGTAATCTAGACGCTAAAAGAGACTGGTCTGACTCCGAAGATTTTGTTGATGGAGTATGGAAAATGCTTAATCAAGATACGCCAAAAGATTATGTTCTTTCTAGCGACGAAACTCATTCTATCAGGGAGTTTGTAGAAATTGCTTTTAATGAGGCTGGTATAGATGGCATTTGGCATGGATCTGGAATAAATGAAGAGTATAGCGTATCAACAAAATATGCCATATCAAATGATCCAAGTTCTTCTATTTTAGTTAAAGTAAATGAAAAGTTTTATCGACCAGCAGAAGTAGATTTATTGATGGGAAATTCAATCCCTGCCAGACAAGAGCTTGGATGGTCCCCGAAAGTTGATTTCAAGAGCTTGGTGAAAAAAATGGTTGCCCACGACATCTCTTTGCTTGACAAATCCTCGTAACCACGCATAGTTGGAACGATGACTGCTAAAACGAAGAAACCAAGAAAGCTAAGCCAGCAGCAGCAGATTATTATTTTATTTCTTTCTGACACTAAATCTTGCAATTGGCCTAATGAGATGCGAATTGCAACCAAGTTGATAGAAGAATACGGTTTTGATTGGTTGATTAGCCTTAAGGGAAGGACAAAGGTCATCTCTCTTACTTGGTTTCTGGGAGACAATGGAAAAAATTTCTTAAACGATATCAAAAAATATCAATCTCTTTCTTTTGAAAAGGAAGAGATAGTTTTAGAAGATAATCCTGTCGCGCCTCCAACTGAGGTCGTTTTAAAACCCACATCTTTCAAGCAGTTTCTAAATATTTTCAACAATAAATAATATGGCAAGACCAAAAAAAGAAGTCCAAGAAGAAGCCGAGGTTTCAAATTCTTCAGGCAAGCTTAAGGTGCTGGATAGCATTCTTAATAGAAACAAAGACCACCACTACGCTTTTGACAATAATATTGATTATGTTGTAAGCAGCGGAAGCCTTACTTTGGATATCGAAATGGGCGGCGGAATCCATCCCGGTATCATCAGGTCTTCAGGAATTACTGAAGGCGGAAAAACCAGCAATGCTTTATCGTTTGCTCGTAATTTTCAGCTCTTGCATCCAGAAAAGGGTTGCATTATTTATATTAAATCTGAAGGGCGCTTGAGCGAAAACATGGTTGCAAGATCTGGCGTCAATACAGATCCAAGCAAGTGGCGAGTGATCCCAACGAACGACTACGAATTCGTTACCGACACTATGCGCGAACTCATCAAAGACAACGATGATGGAAATATTTATTTCTTTATTATCGACAGTCTAGACGCATTGGTTCCTAGAAACGATCTGGCGAAGTCCGCCACCGAAGCGAATAAAACTGCTGGAGCGGCATTGCTCACCTCTGATCTTTTGAGGAAGATGGCTGCGGCTTTCTCTTCTCGCGGACATGTTTGTTTTATTATTTCTCAGGTTAGATCTTCTATTAAGATCAATCCGTATGAGAAGGGCGATCCAAAGGTCACTAATGCCAGCGGCGGAAATGCTGCTCTCCACTATTCAGACTGGATTCTAGAATTCCAGCAGAGATGGAATAAGGATTTTATTTACGCTAACGCAAAGGGAGAAGGTAATCCAGTCGGGCATTGGTGCAAGATTGTCTTTAAGAAGACTCCTAACGAGAAGTCTGGCAGAGAAGTTCGCTATCCAATTAAGTATGGCCGCTCTAACGGATCAAGCGTTTGGGTCGAGTACGAGATTGTAGACCAGCTTTTGGCTTGGGAGTTCGCTCATGCCAAGGGAGCTTGGATCACTATCACTGATGAACTTATCAAAGAACTTGCCGATAACAGCCTTGAAATGCCAAAGCAGCATCAAGGAGAGGCTAATCTAAAGAACTTCCTAGAAGAGCATCAAGATATTACCAAGTATCTTTTCAATAAGTTTATTAGCGCTCTTAAGAAATGAAGCTTTTTAATGTATATGGAAAGGTTGTAAGCAAAAACGTCTCTCAATATTTGATAGATTGGGAGGCGGCTTCTCGATCCAAAGTACAATTTAATACCAAGCAATTTCTTAAACAGTACTGGAAAAATCATATTGTCTACGAAGAGTTTCCTGTTTTCGGATCTCGACTCAAAGTCGATATCGTTAACGCTACTCTAAGAATAGCTGTAGAGGTCCATGGAAAGCAGCACTCTGCTTATAATAAATTCTTTCATGGAGATTCGCGTCTAAACTATTTGAAGTCTATTAAGAGAGATGTCGCTAAAGAAAAGTGGCTTTCTTTAAATAAGTTTCAATTGGTGGAGATTTATGAAGATGAAGTAAAAAACCTAACAGAGCAGTTTTTCGTAGATAAATTTAACATCAAACTTTAATGGCGATATATTCACTACAGGTAGAAAAATACGTATTATCTGGACTAATCAGATTCCCAACTTCATTTGCTGACATTGAAGCTTTTATTAGCGACAGCGATTTCATCAATGAGGTTCATTATACTATTTTTTGCGTCTTTAAAGAGACCTTTAATAAGGGAGAGCAGATAGACAAAGTTCTGATATCCCAGAAGTGCCAGAATCTTGGCATAACATTTAAAGATCAGTCTATTGATATTTTCAATTATGTCAATAGTATTTGCCTTATTCCAACGTCTCAAGCTGGCTTGATTGAAGGTGCTAAGGAGCTTCTTAAACTCAGAATCCGCCGCGAGATAGAACAAACCGGAGACGAGATCAAAAAATTTGCTAATTCATGCGCCGAAAAGCCAATCGAAGAAATCATCAACGAATCAGATAAGATTTATAATAGCAAGATTTGTGTTTATGCTGCTGAAAATAATAAGCCTGAAGACATAACTGCTAATGTTATAGAAATTATCGAAGAACGCGGGAATAATCCGATCCAAGATACTGGCTTAATTAGCCCATATCAAAACTTTAATCGTCTTTATGGTGGTATTCGCCCCGGTAATATCTATGCTTGGGTAAGCCGCCCAAAGCACGGAAAATCAACGATCTTGAACGATCTAGCCATCAAGATCACCACGATAAACAAAGGCTGTCGAGCTTTGGTTCTAGACACTGAAATGTCTACTATAGACATGAAGTTCAGAATAGCATCTTCTTTGACTGGCATTCCAGTTTGGCATCTTGAGACTGGCAATTGGAAAAAGAATGTGAGCCTATTCCAGAAATTCGAAGAAAGCAAAAGCAAGATTAAGTCATTAAGCAACCAAGTAGATCACCTTCAGGTAGCTGGTAAACCTATTGAAGAAGTTGTATCTATCGTGAAGCGCTGGTATTTCTCTAAGGTAGGCAGAGGAAATCAATGTGTTATTGTATACGATTATATTAAGCTTACCGGCGAGTCTGATAAGAATAAACAAGAACATCAGTTGATTGGCGAAAAAGTCAACGCTTTGAAAGAGCTGTGCTCAGAATTGAATGTTCCAATCTTGACTGCTTGCCAACTTAACCGAAGCGCTGAGAACGGCGTTGATGATAGCAGCGCGATTTCTCAATCTGATCGGCTCCAATGGTTCGCGTCATTCGTTGCCATTTTTCGGCGCAAGAGCGTCGAAGAGATTGCTGATGATGGACCAGAGTTTGGGTCTCATAAGCTCATTCCTCTGGCCACGCGTTTCCAAGGCAAGGATTCCGCCGGTCATCATGATTTAGTTAGGATCAAAGAGGGCAAGAAGATAAAATACGCTCCTAATTATATAAGCTTCAATATTAATAACTTTAATGTTGAGGAGACTGGAACTTTAGAGGATGTTTTGTCTGCTAAAGCTTTGAGGCCCGAACTTGATGACTCTGGTGATGGCGAAGTTCTATGAACGATTGCGAATCAGTAAGACAGATACTAACAGATATCGGTTACACTCTGACAGATCATGGCAGAGAATTCAGAACCAGACCTCTTTATAGAGATTCTGGTAACGATAACGTACTCAGGATTTGGAAGAATTCTGGGCAATGGGTTGACTTCAAAGAAAATATTAGTGGGTCTATAGAAGATTTAGTTAGGCTGACTCTTAAATTAAAGTCTATAGACG